CTCGTCTGTTTACTTTCAAGTGCTCACTACTTGAACCAAATCCAATCCAGCCGTTACCGTTTACATATACGTTATTGCATACAGTGCCGTTATAACTAAACCAATCAACGCCTGTGACAGTGTCCGTTCCGTCGTCCTGTTTACTATTAGTCCTCAACTGTGTTGCATTACTAATTCCTGCCACTATATCTAATATACTTGTATAATCAGCCATTATTTTACCACCACGCTTTCTACTGTAATGCCAGTATAATCAAGTGCTACACTGCACATCTTACCAGTGTCAATAGTTTCTTCCGCGCTCTCATACGTGTAAATAGTCTTAAGCGCAAACATATTATTATTGGTCGTGACATATTCATCAAAGGTATAATCACCTGCATATATAGTATTAAATACCCAGTCAACAATAATATCATTCCAATTAATATAATCATACGCGCCCTCAAACGTAAGACCGCCATTAAATTCCATACTAACTGCGTCAGTAAATACAATCGGAGTAGGCGTATGGAACGTATTGACAATATTATCAACAAGTTTGCACATATCAAGGCTTGTTGCAAACGGTATATCAATAATATCCTCAGTAAAGTTAAGTGTGCCGTCCCATCTTCCTGATCCGTCAATGCCCTGTCCGTATAAGATAGCAAGGCACTCATTCTTCTTTATTGTCGCAGTCGGCACTGTCGTATCTATATCCGCAATAGCGTACTCGGGGAATACAACTATATTAGTCTGTGTTTCCTCGTCTGTTTCTACTGTTGCCCCAGTGTCTGCAAGTGCCTGCAGGAAATTGTTGTGCGTCTTTCTGTCCTTATCTTGCAAGCGCGTGTCGCTTTCAAAATACTCCATAAACGCCTTAACACTTATAGTATGCCTGGCGTTATTTTCTACGGAATAAATATCCGCAATGGTAACTATATGCTCGCCCCTTGATAAATACTTGCGGTATAGCCTAGTTGTATCTGCTATGGCGTCAGTATAAAACTGCAGATTAATAATGCCGTCTAAATCGGTTTTTAATCTCAAGGATAATATAAATATAGGTCTGCTATCCTCAACTGCTGAATAATTTATATTTGCAATCTCGGTTTCAACGTCTTGAAAGCTAATTACATCAGCATTCCTATACTCTTTTGTTACAACTGTCTTAGTCGCAATACTACCCTCAAGATTAGATAACTGTTTATTCTGCTTGTTGTTTACGTTTGCAAGTTTAGGATTGCCACCGACTGCGCGGATCTTATGCTTGCCTCTGTATGTCCAATAATAATAGGTTATAGGGCTTAAATAGTTCTTATTATCCTTGCCTACATTTATATTTTCAACATAGTCGCCCAAGTCAAGTGCAGGATTGCCAAGTGTCTGCAATTCAAACGGCGTATAAACTACATTTTTAAGCACGTTATACACGTTCTCAAGTATTGTATACTTTGTTTCCGGCAATCCTCTTAATATAGGTATATCCCCCATATCAAGTACCAAGCCGTCAGTAAACGCATCTATATATTCATACGGCGCATAGTTTTCTATTGCTATAAATCTACACTTAACGCCATTAAATTTAGTAGTGTAATCTGAGAAGCTGGCGTTTGCAAATCTGTGCCTCTTATCTAGGCTCACACTTGCTTCTGTTGCGTATGGTACTAACTTTAACTTTCCGTCCCTGTCAAATATCGCAAAGCAGGCATTAATCATACATATATAAGCCAGCACGTCCCTATAAGTATCAACTGTATCTGAATAAATTGATAGCAGGTATTCTGCGTTTGGTAAGGTATTAAATTCTTCCTCGGTCTGCGCAAGTTCAATGCTTAATTTATCCGACAAGTATGCCATTATCTGTGGCAGTGTGCCAAACGTGTCCTCGTCAACATTTACATCAAGCAACGTCATTCTATCAAGTGCTTTAATGCTTATCTTGTCATTTATTCTCTTAGGCTCTGAAATTATGAACACTCCAAGCGGTATTTCTTCCCACGCTTCACCGGTCCACAAACTCCAGTATAACTTAAGTTCTGCATCATACAGACTGTATCTGTCTACTGCGCTCTTAATCGTTATGCCACACTCAGCAGAATAAGTACACCCAAACTCAAACTCGTTGTTATTGGTGCACTGATTTGTGATATATACACTGTCTTTTATAATATCGCTATCGTCAAGGTTTATGGCAGTGCCGTTTACTGTCAGCACTGCCCTCATCTTACTTTTGCGGTGACTATCTGACACCGCCAACTTATATGCTTCGCTTACGTTATACAAATAGTCACCCCCTTTATCCCTCTAGCGTAAATGATAAATTCCAATAAGTCACGTTATTGTTATCTATCGCTTTTAATTTTAGCGACCTTCCGCTACAAGTACACTTTGCGCTTAACATAGTGCCGTAATAAAAATCAACATTTACTATTGCTTGAGCGCACTCGCTTGTTATGGCTTCAACCTCTTCCTGTGTTAAGTTAGTCCACCCTACCTTAATTTCAGGTACGTCGGCACGCACCTGCTCAATAAAGGTCGTGCCGTCTTCTACCTGTGTTTTCTCGCCGTTTACGTCTGCAAAATTAACCTCAAACGTACTCGGTGACGGCGGTGTATATCCATTTAATTTAATCAGATCCATTTACGCTCTACCTCCACTTCTTAAAGTACGTCTGTCGTTTGCGCTTACAATACGCTCGTCAATTAAGTCATTGCCTAAATAAATCGGTATAGTGATGTCACCGGTATTATACTGCAGGTTCTCAACTAACTGAGTAAGCATATTTACAAGCCTGTTATTGCCTTCAGTATCTGTCCGCACTGGTGCATTATATCCGCCTACATTCTTAAGCATTGGCGCGCTCATTGGCATAGTCAATCTCATGTCGCCTGCCATTGACTGCACTGCGTCAACAAGTCTGTACTTGTTATCGTCTATGCCTTTAGCAAGACCGCTAATAAAGTCTGGCATCCAGCTCTCATAATCAGTAAGTGGTCCGACATCCGGGACTGAGAAATGCAAGTAAGACTTGATTGTATTTGCCACGTCTCTCACTGCGCTTGTTATCTTAGAAATTCCGTTTTTAATACCGTTAGCAATTCCGTCTATCAGATCACTTCCCCAGCTATACGCCTGTGAAATAAGACTTTTAATAAAATTAACCGCATTATTAAGTCCATTGCGTATCGTATTACAAATATTGTTTATACCATTACTTACGGCTGACTCTATACTTGACAAGACGTTTGAAACAGTATTCCTAATCGTATTCACTGTATTTATTACGAATGATTTTACCGCAGTCAAAACAGACGTGATTACTGTCTTTAGATTGTTTAAGAAAGTATTAATAAAATTCCTAAAGTTCTCGCAATTATTATATAAGAGTGCGAACGCACCTGCAAACGGATTGACAAGTAAAATCAAAAGTGCCTGCCAATTATTCCTTATAAAATCAACTATGCCGGATAAAAAGTTCTTTACAGTTTGTACGGCAGTCGATACGACTAATTTTATGTTTTCCCATAAATTGATCCAAAAATTACGGAAACTCTCGCAATTATTCCACAAATAGATAAATCCTGCTACAAGTGCAGTTATTGCCACGATTACAATACCTATAGGGTTTGCAAGCATAACTGCGTTTATCGCCGCAAAAGCACTCTTTGCAACACCTATAATCGGCGCAATCTGACCTATTACCGTTATTAATGAACCAATACCGATTAATAATGGAGATATTACTGCAATAACGCCAATAATTACTGCAATAACAGACTGCACTGGTGAAGGTAATGAACAAAACGCCTTAGCAACGCCACTGACGGCAGATGCAAGACCCGACAATACAGGAGCAAACGCACCGCCTAATTCAATAGCCGCGTTTTTCATATCATTCATTGCGACCTGCATATTATGGGCCGATGTGTTATTCATTTTATCCATTGCAGATGAAGCCGCGCCTGTACTGTCACCCATTGCAATAAGGGTATTATTAAAGTCTGCAGTACCGCCATTAAGGATTGCAAGCGCACCTGTACCAGCTTCGGAACTACCCCAAAGTTGGGCGAATGCCTCGCTATCTCCGTTTACACTCTGCCCTAAAATATCTATAACATCAGCAAGGCTCATTCCGCTTGCCATTAACTGACCGAAAGACTGTCCTGTTTCATCTTGCAATATCGTACCAACTGCGCTACCACTATCAGCAAGTTCGTTAAACATTGACTTCATATAGGTTGTACTTTCTGCCGTAGCAATACCGCCCTTAGTCATAGCCACGTATGAAGCACACAAGTTATCAATAGATATTCCGTAAGCACTAGCCGTAGGTATAACTTTACCCATTGAACTAGCAAGTTCATTAACTGTGGTTTTACCTAAATTCTGCGTTGTAATCAGCTTATCTGATATACTTTCTGCAGTTCCTGCTTTATCGCCGTACGCATTCAGTGTAGTAGTCAATACGTCTACAGATGTTGTCATATCAGTAAAACCGCCAACTGCAAGTGCGTTCGCCGTAGCAACAAATTCTACAGACTTTGACGTGTCTACACCTGCAGATATTGCGTTATATGTAGCAAGCGCAATATCTTCTGCCGCAATACCAGTATCGGAACTTAACTGCATAATGGCGTCTGACATATCCATCATACTGCCTTTATATTTTACTGACGCATCACCTGCGATTGTTTCAACTTGCGCCATAGCCGTTTCAAAGCCCATAGCCGCGTCTGCCGTACTTTTTATGACTGCCTGCGCCGCAATGCTCACTGGTGCTAATGAAGCACCGATATTCTTGCAAGCCGTACCAACTGCACTTGCTTTATTTCCTATAGTCGCTGAACTGTCGTTAAATGTCTTTTGAACGTCTTGTATAGCTTGCTTTGCAACACCACTGACGGTATTTTTGCCCATTACAATATCTAAAGCAACCGCACCAACACTTTGTGCCATATTAACCCCCTTTCTAAGCCTTTAACATAGCAAAGAGTTTATCCATACTCTCTGTATATTTTTGCTCGTTGTTAATCTTGTCACGATTTTTCCAATCGTTATATATTTTCTTTTGCGCGTCATTATATTTACTAATGACATCAGCGTCCGTTTCACTCCTAATCGCTACTATTTGACCAAGTGGCGTATCCGGCATAAGACAAGATGTCAAATTAAGGAACTCATCAAACTGTAATTCCGTCACCTTAAGCCTTATGCCGTATTGACTTAAAAAACTAGCTTCTATTAAGTCATAATCATCCACTAAATCATAGTAGCTTTCTATTTTTTTTCTGCATTACTCGCATTCTCAAATTCTTCATAAGGTTTATTATAAAGCACTGACATTGTAGCAAATATAATCGCCTGCATATTTTCCGTATAATTTTCTGCGCCGTTTTCCTCGCCCGCCTGTCGCAGTTCTTCCATAAGTTCAGTATACTGCTTCTCGCCAAATACCAGTCTAAGCATTTTTTCGTCTGTACTTGCGTCCGGCTCTTTCTTGAAAAGTTCCTGCAATAATAAACCAGTCTTGTGGTCGGTCTTAAGCGTATAGACCTTATCAATGAACTGGATCTGTTTAGGTTCAAAATTTAACTTGTCTCTGAAATTTGCTATTGCCATAATATCAATCTCCTTAAATTAATAATAAAATAGGGCAGGGCAATTAATACCCTACCCTTAAAGGTTGTTTATAATTACTATGATTATACTGTACCTTCTGTTGGCTTACCATGTCCGATAAGTTCTGCCTCAAGTGCACCTACATCAGTAGCCTTACCGCCAATACCGTTGTTCTTAACACCGCACGCCATATTGTCCCAAGTGAGTGTTGTGCCGTCTGGATGCACAAGCCTAGCTGAGATATAAGCGTCCTGTCCTGTAAGTAACAACTTGCTTGCAATAAGGTCATTACCAGCGTCGCCAATACAACGCTTGCCCTTAACTGTAATCTTAACCGACTTACCGGTAACAAGTGCTGACTGCCAACCGCCTGCCGCAAAAGAGTTCCAAGTCTCAGTATTGTTTTCTACTTCAACATTTACTTCTTCAAGTTCTGCGACCTTGCTCCATATCGGTGTCTCGTCTTTTGCGGTATTAACTTCAAAGCTACCTACATGAACCGGGAATACTCCCTTAGTAACTGCTCCCATTCTGCATTCTCCTTTCTTTACTTCTCAAAGTAAATATTCATTTCAATAACGTATTCATATACGCTATCTGCGTCTTGGTTTACGTCAATCGGCTCATTATTCAATAACTCAATAAAGAATACTTTTTTTTCTTTCGCAATTAGGATATTTTCATTTTTACTGACACTTTCTATTGCGTTATATAAATCCCAAGCCTTGCGCTCTGTATTAGCCTTATTTGTGTCTCCATGAATTAAAAGACTTACGCCCTTTTTCTCATATACCTTGAGACCGCCTATTACTTCACGCCTTCCTGCGTCCTGCAGGTTATATACGCCAAGACTATTCTTTTTTTTACTGTCAAGCCTGCCTATGTAATAATTATCAAATAGACCAAAAGACTTCAACCAATCCCTTATATCTGCAAGTGTAATCATCAAAGCCCCCCTATCCTTTTTAATAACTTAGCATAAGCATTGCTTATAAAATTATCGTGTAAGAAGCTATCGAACCATTTTCCGCCTGCTCGTGAGTTGTTTCCACGCCTAAAGTTATACTCTGGGTGAAAATACAATCGCCTTGCGTATGGCGTACTTGATACAATGCTTACTCTACCTTTTTCGCTATCATCAACAAAAGTGCTATCATTCTGCAGGTTTCCAGTATCAAACGGCATCACGCCTCTGTCCCTTAATTCTGTAAGTGTAGCGTCGCCTGTCTGCGCAAGTGCTTCATACTGCGCACCGTCTAGCATATTGAGTACGCTCATATTAAGTTCAACTCGACTTGTTACTTGCACATTGCCTGCCATTATATCAACTCCAATGTCGTATAATTTACAGTGCCGTCTGGGTTTAGGTTCTTAGTACCCTTATTTATGCTATATTCCTGCTCATTTATTACTACGCTACCCGAAGCAATAACCGGCAGGCTCTCGCATAAGTCACCTCTAAATAATGCAACACCCTTTAATTCAATTTTTTCCTTGTCTTTTGTAAAACTTGCACGTGCGCCCATCTGCAGATTGCATTTTGTATCAATTACAATCGCACTCTCAAGTTCGCCGTCCTCATTAAGTTCTACATTGTCAAGAAAAACCTTAATCGGTGTCTTGCAAAATCTTTTAATAACTAAGCAAGGGAACCCCATACTAGCACCCCCTCAACACCCTTGAGCATAACCCACACTTATGCAAGTGCTGATTAATGCTCTTTGACACTGCTATGCCGTTTACGACTTCTGCGTTTGCACTCTGTCCGCTAAATGACATATTCGCGCCATTTAATGAATAGCTTGATAACATACTGTTGATAACGTCTGCGTTTTCCGTTTCCCAGTCAGCAATCAAGCAAGCACACTCTTTGATTATTCCCTGCTGGTATTCAGTCAAGTTATCAAAACCTATCGCAACTATACGATTATAAGTCAATGTGTCTATATGCCCGCTTGCTTGCCTCAAAGCCTTCTCAAGTTCAATGCCGTCAAGTGTGCCCTTGTATGTATTCTTGTAATATTCAATATCCGCATACATTTTAAGCACCCCCCCCTTGTTATTTTGTCGTTGCAGGCTTCTTTACTGTCTTAGGTGTCGGAGCAGGTTTCTTTTCCTGCTCCTTAACCTCGGTATTCTTTGGAATTATACCGATAATCTTCCCCATTGTTTACACCTCCTCCTCTATCGCTGGCTTCTTAGTCCTCCCCCCCCTTTATCGCTGGCTTCATATGAACATAGATACCTGCGGTCTTGTTCTCGTATACGTCGCAAAGACCGTAATTTCTGTAACCATACTTCCAAGCGTCTGCATCAGGGTTCTGTGCCGGAGCGATAATCTTAGGTACGGCGTGCTTTGTGAACTGAAGTGTAGCAGGCTTGTGGATAATCTCAAAGTTAAGACCAACCGCGCTGGAAGCCTTCCTGAACCCACCCTGCTCTTCTCCGCCTGTCT